TTCGACTGATTGCCGCCAAGCACATAGTAGTTGTTGGCATCCTCGCCAACGTAAAATCCGACGTGGCCTGTCCAAGCGGTCTTGGAACCGCGCCAAAACACGAGGATAGCTCCGTATCCGGGAGACACCGGAACGCCAAAGTTGAGCCAGTTGCGCGAACCGAGAAGGCCAGCGGGCAACATTTCCTTGGGGTCCCAATGGTGGATGACCTTGCCGACGAAAAGTCCGCACCATGCGACGCCGTCATTGGCGTACTGTTTGGAAACACCGACGTCCTTGGCCCACTGCATGATGGTAGGGCTTGAGGCCGCACCGGCCACTTCGTTGGTCCCGATAAGGCTGCGGGCGTATTCCATCCACGGGGTGTCCGTGCCAGTAGTGGGGGCCGACAGCACCGGCTGGCGGGCTGGAATGGCCGTATCATCGAAAAGGGCGTGCAGGGTGACAACGCCGACGTAGGAACGCTCGGCTAGGCCGCTGGCCCGCTTGAAAGCAATAATAGCATCTTGGGTCTGGTTGCCCGCGTCGCCGTCGACCTTACCACTGTAATAGCCGAGTTCTTTGAGGCGCTGCTGGACGGCTGAAACGATTTCGATGTTAGTTAACATACCACTCTCCCAAAGTTGCGGGCCGGGGTGTTGCCCCCGGCCTCGCCTTTACGTCACGGTGATCGTGAAAACAGTGACCCGACGATTCGGCATCGAGTACTGCGAGTCTTCCATAACCTGAACCGGGTAGCTTCCGGCAACCGACGCAACAGAACCCTTGACTAGGTTGCTACCGCTGATTGCGAAACGACCGCTGTCGTCGAGAATAGAAAGAGTGCCGCGTGCAGATTTGTTTCCGAGAGCACCGATGACTGTTCCCGCAGCAGAAACTGCAGTCACGGTAGATGCGCTCAAGGTGATCGCGCCGAGGGCAACGTCAGGGCCGTCCTCGTCGTATGTGTCCATGTAGGTTGGGGCGAAGTCCGCCATATTAGCCTCCATTTGTTACGGAATTGGGGGACCCAGACGTTACTCCGGGTCCCCCGCCCTTGGGAGGGTATTACGCGCCGATGACGGCACCCTGCTTGACGCCGTTGAACAGGATGTGGCCCATCGGGTTGCGCATTTCGACGCCCCACTCGGCCAGGATCATCCGGGTTTCGGCGTCGCCGATCTTCGCCAGCGGGATCTGGCGGAAGTTGCGGAAGAACGCGACGGCCAGATAAGCCGGATCGACGAGCAGCGCAACGTCGGCAGGAAGCCAGCGCGAAGGGATGACCTTGATGCGACCGAAATCCGTTGCAATGACGTCAACGGTAGCGACAACCTCGGTGCGTCCGACCTGAACCTGTGAAGAGTCACGGCCCTTGAAGGTCGAAACAGTGCGCTTGATCGCGGTCGGCACGATGAGGAGGTTCGGCGAGGCACCGTTTTCGAAGGCTTCCTGCATGGCGTTGCCGACGAGGACTTCCGAGAACGCCACCTGCTCGCCGCCCGCGACAGCAGCGAAAGCAGCTGTGGAGGTGAGAGGAAGCGGGGAACCTACGGAAGCAACGACGCCGACGACGGCCTGGCCCTGCACGTTGTTGCGGTCACGACCACGCGCGATGAAGTGCGGGATCGATTCGGTCTTGCGGGCGGTGGCATCGTCGCCATCGTTGCGTGCCTGACGGCTGCACATGATCGACTCGATGTCCGACTTGAGGACCTTCGACTTCAGCGCCATCTGGTGGGCCATTTCCGAACCCTTGCCGGCTGCGTCAGACGCTTCCTGCGAGCCAGAAACAGTCGCGTCGCGCTTCGAGATCTGCGTGACGTTGGACAGACGAACAGTCGGCTGAGCCGCCGTGCGTTCGAGTTCGAAACCTTCAACCTGGGCGTTGTTCAGATCAACGGTCGGCAGGTTTTCAGTCTGCCAGTCGAACTGACGAGCCTTGGCGTTGCGGCGACGAGCCGCCGACATCACGGGGGTGTCGAACGGGTCGATGTTGTAGATAGCGTTGGACAGATCTTCACGATTGCCCTGAGCGCCATATGTGGTGTAAGCCTGCGATACCTTCGCCATTATCGTTTCCTTTTGGGGCTGATGAGTTGAAGCATGACGTTTGCGGCGTCATCCACCGAGCCAGTGCGGCTCAAATTGCTCATCGCTTTATCACCCCTCGGAGCCGTGCGTGCGCTTCCCGCTCCGGGTTTAAGCGGCTTTTTGCCACGACGGATCGGCTTCGGCTTCGATTCCTGAAGGCGATCGTACTTCGCGGCCTTGAGAAGGATGTTGATCATCCGGGAGTCATATACTTCCGAAATTTCCTTCTCGGAGAAACCGGCTTTCTTGCCGGTATTCATCATCAAGGTCAGGTCCCGCGTCATGACCTTTTCGTCTTTCCACGCGGGGTTGTTGGCCAGGATCTTTTGGTTCTCGGCCGAGATGAATTTCTTCATTTCGGCCTCGTCTTGAGCTTGCTGCTCGGCGCTGACGCGACCCTTCTCGGCCTCAAGGGCGGCACGGGTCGACTTGATTTCGGCATATTTCTTTTCGAGGAGACGAGCAGCCGCTGGATCGCGGGCATACTCGGCGTCCCAATCCGGTTCTGGCGGCACCAACTGTTCAAGGTGCGCTTCCATTGTGGCGATCAGGTCCGTATAGCGCTTGCGGTCTTCGATGACCTGCACCGCCTCGCTGCGGATAACCTTGCTCGCTTCGCTCAGATCGTTGAGGCGACGATGGAAAGTCTCCTTGCGGATATACCCGTCAAGGGCTTCGCGCAGGTCAACTTCGACGCGTTCACCATCTACAACAACTTCGTAGATTTCAACGTCTTCTTCGTCCTCTTTTTTGTCTTCTTCTCCTTCGCTGTCCTCATCGGGGTCGGCAACTTCGGCGTCGGCATCGTCTTCATCTTCGCCCTGATCGAGGATGGACTCAAAGTCATCTGCGTCCTCTTCAGCCTTGGCGGCGCGCTGTTTGCGCGGGATTGGGAGGCCAGTGTCGTCGTCATCACCGCCGCCGCGAGCCGGGCTTTCGTCGTCGACTTCGAGGTCGCCAACATTTCCGAACATCACTTCGATGGGGCCGTTGTCTGCAGATGACTCTTGGGCACTCTTCTGAGTGTTTCCGAGAGCTACGTCGAAGGCCGCTGCGGCTTGTTCGATTGAGTCTGCCATTGTTATCTTCCTTTTCGAGCCTGCATGAGTTTTTCGTTGACTATGGACTGCAGCCTCGATTGCACGCTAGCTAGCACCTTCATACTAGCATGCGCCGTGCTGGCTGTCAATCCCCCTACTTCCGCCTGAATGAGTTCGTTCAGGTATTCCTGCTGTAGTTCATCAAACACGTAGTTGACAGCAGTTGAGCTGAGGGCCGCTCTTGCGTCGGCCATCATTTCTTCGCGTTCCATTGCTGGTAGATCCTCGAACTTCCTCACGGCTGGTTCCTTTCATCCACGACCGTCTCAGCCTCGGCAAGGGCCTCCGGATACTCGCCAAGTGATTTGACGAGGTTGACAAGGGTATCGAGACCCAACTTGTCGCGCCGAAAGTCGTCGTCCGCCGCGATTTTTTCCCGCTCGATGCGATGCTTGTCGATCGCGATGGCCGTTGTAGACTTGACCTTCTCGACCTCGGCAGTGGCGATCTTTTCTTCCGGGGTTGGCTCCTTGGGGCCAGACACCGACGCCATGATTTCGGGGGTGACGTCCGTGAAATAACGCTGCGTATTGCGGATATTGACGAGAGCCAGCTGGTCCTTGATCGTGTTCAGGTATTGCTCTGGGGTGACGAAGGGGTTGTCGATACCCATCTGCGTCATGATCATCATTTGCGTCTGCTGAATGTTCTGCAGCGTCATCATCTTGGAAATGTCGTTGCCACGACCAAGCGACGGATTGACCTTCACCGAAAGGTCGGGGTCATACAAAGACTGGTCGTACTCGACCCATTTGCCATTCAGCTTGAGCGTGCGCTTGCGGTTGGGTGCGCGGGTGATTTCACGAAGAAGGCCCCGCATCAGGTCCTTGAAGCCCGTTTCAGCGAGGATGCGGGCGATCAGCTCGATACGCTCCTGAGCGCCGTTGACAATCGCTTCGATACCCATGAGGTTGGTCGACTGCAGCGCCTTAGGGTCAACACCCTTCGACGCTTCCGAGATACCTGTGCGGCTCTGACGAGTAGCGTCCATAACTCCCATCATTTCGAAGACCTGCTGGCCGACGAAAGTGGATCGCATTTCTTTCATGACGCCGTTGGGGTCACCCTTCATCCGGATGACACGACCGACACCATCAGCCAACACGTCGCCCATGTTGACCATATTCTCGTTGACCGCAAGGTCGGGGAACATCGATGCAGACAAGCTGTCAAGACCGCCGCGAAGCAAGCGGCTCTTGATTTCCTGAATGTCAGTTACTAGGTCCGCCATGGCGTCCCCTATAACCGTGTGGGGCCGTGGGTCACCGCAGAACACCGCCAGATCGATCGCGTCGGCGATTTCGTCTTCGATGATGTCCCAATTCGAGCCGAGCGTCCGGATCTTACGAAGCTCGTCGATGCCGTCACCATCCTTGTCGATGCGGATGAAGTATTCACCAAACTCAACCATCTGCTCGTTTATCAACGACATATCGATGGCGGGGTTACGGATGGAACGCTCCGGGCTGTAATAATCATAGTTGCCCGTGTATTGGGCCACCATTTCCGGATCATAGCCCATCTGAACGATGTCAGAGGCCGGAACGATTTCCGACGTGCCGACGAGGCCGGACTTGCGGACAGTGCGAGCGCTACGTGATACTCGGAAGTTTTCCGGGGGCACCGACTCAACGCAGTAGGTGGGCTTGGTCTCGACGAAGCCGAATGTCACCACGTCGTAGAAGCCGTCAGCGTCCTGTTTACCAAGATCCTTCAGTTCGGCCTTCTGGTTGCCGACCTCGTTGGCCTCGTCCAGTACCATCTGGATTTGTTCGGGCAGCATCCCGTGGAAGGTCTTTTCGGTGTACTTTTCGGCGTTGTCAGTGTACCATTTGACGACGCCAACTTTTTCGATCAACGCGTCCTTGAGCAGGTTGTGAATGATCAGGAAGCCTTCGTTCTCTTCCCAGAAGGTGTAGAGAACATCGTCAGTGGCCTGCTTGGCCATGTCTTCCTGGTCGGGACCCCTTGGGGTGAAGTCCGCGATATGCTCGGACGACGTGAAGATGCGGATCAGCGACGGCATGATCGCCATAACCGTGTCGCGAACGTCTGTGGAAACGATGGTCGAGCGGTTGGCCGCGTCGGTGCCTTGAGTGGTGCCGTCCCCCATGATCACGGAATCTGGATCGTCATCGCTGTCGAGACCGGGAAGCTCACCGTAATAATACTTGAGGTTGTCTTCCCGCTGCGGCGAAAGCTCACTGTCATTATAGTCGACAGAGTCTGCGATCATCGCCTTGACGCGTGCTTCGTACTCGTCAACAGCGTCGACGTCTACATTGGCCGACTTTGCGGTGCCGAGGTGAGAAAAAATGGATTCCATTATCGGGTTCCTCCGATTCGACGACGCAAGCCCCCGCGCCGCATTGAAACTACGTTGCCGCCGGATACACTGCCCCAACTTGTAATTAGGTGTATACCCATTGCGCCCGTGCGAATAGCATCAGAACCGTGTGAGGCCCAATTGTGGACCGGACGACCCTGTTTGCTCCGATGATAATTCTTTAACGCCGAAAGGCCCTCTTCGCACTCTTTCTCATCGAAGAAGCAGATGCGCAGGAATGACCTGACAGCCTCGATCCCGTCCTCAACACGGTGGAGGGGGGTGACTACCGGAACGTCGCCGTGGAGGTTCATAACAACCTCGTAACGGGATTTGCCGGTGCCAAGCTCACGAGCTTTGATATCGTGAGGCATTATAAGGTCGCTGAGTTGGTAACCCATCGACGCGATGTCGGCGTAGATTTCGGGCAAGCCCTTCCCGGTGTATTGCTTGTACTTAATAAAGTGGATCGCTTTGCCGACAAACTGGAAGAACCAGACTGCCGTCGCGTCGTCGATGCCCAAGTCCCACATCGTGTACACGGGCAGTTGCGGCTGATAAGGAACGACGGTGATGTTCGTCGCGGCCATATCGTTGAGAATGTCCCCATAATAGGACCCCTCGACCGGCGCATCGAAGCTGCAAAGCATTTCTCGAGCGTACTCTTCCGCCGACATGTCCGCCGTCATTTCCTTGACTTCGTCGGGGTGCAGAGCGTCGGTCTCGGTGACTGGGATCGAGAAGATGTCCCAATTCGGGTTGTTCAGGTTCTTGTTGCGGAGAGCAGCAAAATGGTCATCACCATTAGAAGTGCCAGAAATGATGGCCCACCCGCGATAGTCAGCAAGACAAGGTCGAACGACAGTAGAGAATACGGCAGGATTAAGTAGCGTGAACTCGTCCAGCATGATACCATCGAAATAAAGACCACGCATACGCTCATAAGCAGCTGCACCGCCGTAGAGGCGAATAGTAGCGCCATTAGGAAGGATGCACATAAGATCACCCTCCCTAAATTCGACCCCCGGAATCTGCCCCGCAAAATGCTTAAGATAACCCCAGATGAGGTCCTTGGTCTGATCGAATGACGGCCCAACATACGCATACCTCGGTGGTGGATCTTTGCGTGTGTTCTCCAACGCACGTTTGATCATTTCGTTGATCGCGGCAACCGACTTACCAGCGCGACGATGAGCGACTACGAACTTCCATCTTTTCGGCGATAAGTGCAGTGGGAGGAAATGGCTACGAGGCGTATACGGGATGACAACTTTGCGGGGTTGATCCTGCCCTTGCATTTCAGCGTATTTTGGGCCGTCGGTCATTCCCACCATACCTCTGGCTCGTTATTACCCTTGGAGTCATTAGCGGCCTGCGTAAGAATTTGCATATTCCACGGAACGTGAAGCCCGCAACTATGTTTACCGTTGAGCGGCCAAACGTGATCAACGGTATGTACCACACCAGTCTGATCGGTAAGGCGACGAGCCTCTGTGTAAAACTTTTGGATTTCCGCACTGTACTTACGATCCAATTGAGCTTTGTTGATTTTGTGATCTTGCCGGGAACGAACCGAGGCAATCTTTTTACCTCGGTTGCGGTCGTACCAATCACGCTGGCGACGCAGCACTTCTTCTTTGTTGTACTCGCGGTACTGTCGGTCGTATTCACGCTTAAAAGCAGGGCCGCGCCAAACTGGTTTTTCGACTTCAATCATGGTCGATCACTTTCTCTTGGGCTTCGGGCTGGAATATTGTTCCGTCAGCCCAGCCCACAATGACCGTCCCGCCCTTCGAATTGTCGATCTGAATTTTCGAGCCACCTGAACCCCAACCGCGATCTTTGCCGATACCCTGCAACACGAAACGCGCCATTGCGTCGCGACGACCTTTGTCGTCCGCGTCAGTCAACGCGTCGTAGACCGTGTCTTCCGCTAGATCCTTCAATTGCTCTTTGGCTTCGTTCAGTTCCGCCGAAAGATAGGGGGAACGGGAGACGAAACCGCGAAGCCTGTTGGACGTGACCTTAAGGATATCCGCCGCAACGGTGATGTTACCTCGTGCCCTCCAAATCGCAGTGCGGCATTCCTCTATGTCCAGCGGCAGGGAGTCAGGGCGATAATCGAAAGGCATGGTGGGTAGTGGAATGAGGTCGCGAGGCAAGTTAGCTGGCATGAAACCCCCTAGCTGCCTCGTTGGCGGCGTCCAGTGTTAAATGTCGGCTGTGGAGCCTATCTTTGTGAGGTTCAAATATCCACCAGCCGCGTTTTTGTCTTACTCCGATTTCACGGCCTCTATTAGCTGCGCGACTAACGGCAGCTTTACGGGAAGCGTTGCTGCGTTTTTCTGGTGATTTGTCGCGTTCGTTGTCGGTTTGTGTTCCAGGAATTATGTGTTGCGGGTTAATACACACCTCCACGTGACACGTGTGCCTTCCTACCTCGTCGTCCCGTAGTGGTCCGTGGGTTTCCTCACACACAAGCCGGGTCAAGTAATACTGTTTATTTTTGATCGTAACCCTGGGCCTTTTTTGATTCGACCCGTTCACAAAACCAAGCCAAATGCAGCAACCAGTGTTTGGCTCAGGCATCCATGAGTCTATGTATTTTTCAAGTAGTTGGGACATTGGGATCCAAATACGACGAAGCCAGTAGGTGGAAGTTTACCACGCTACTGGCCCGAAGTCAAGTCATGCCAGGAATATTAGGCTTCGCGGGCCAACGCCCGCAGGTCGCCGAGAGTCAGCGAAATGCCAGCCGCACCCCAGACTTTGTGTTCGTCGGGGGTTTCACGCGGAATCAGCGAGACGAGGCGGCGCAGCTTGGTGATCGCAGCGCGACCTTCGGCGTACCAAGCCGGCTCATCGTCGCGTTCGAGAATCGGCTCAGGGTGTTTTTCGGCGTCGGCGTCGAGCACTTTTTCGAGTGCCTTTTCGTCGTCCTTGGATCCAGCGGCCAACGCTTCGGCCTTGATCTTTTCCGCCTCGGCCTGAGCTTTCTTTTCGGCGGCTTCGTCCTTGTCGACGTTGGTTGCGGGGGCGACGGTTTTCGTGCTCTGCGGGCCGGGAACCGGATTGGCCGGTGCGGCTTGGGACTTGTCAGTCATGATAATGCTCCTTAAGGTTGCACGCCCCCGCAGTGTATCACGAGGGCATGCCCGTGTCAATACCCGATGCTATTCCCAGCGGCGCGGGTCAACAGTGATGCTGCCGTGTAGGTATTCACGCATCAGGTAGGCTTCGAGGCTCCACATCTTGCGGATCGCATCCTCGTAAGCGAACTCCTTGCCCTTCTCGGCATCGAAGTTGGTTGGGTCTGCCGGGGCCGACATGCCCTGCAAGGCGTAGCCATTGTGAAGCGTCAAAACGGCGATCGTCATGTGCGGGAGTGTTTCCGGATACAGGTATTCAACCTTCGCGACTTGTTTCTTCATCGAGGCGAGGCTGACGCGCCAAGGGGTTTTCTGCACCGACGCGGCTGAGTCGTCCCCGATTTGCAGAGACGGGGTGGCCATGTTCGCACCTTGGTATTCCGCCGTCTTCTTGATTCGCACTGCATCCGGAAGCTTGAACACGATGACCTTGTTGGTTCCGACGTCGTTTTTCCACAGCGTGTTGAAGTCGACGATATCATCGACGCTGTGTTGGTGCTTCGCGGTGAACGTCCGTTCGCTCTGGTTCATATCCAACATGAACTTTGTGTAAGCGTCGACGAGTGAGGATGTATTGTCCATTCTTTTCTGCCTTTGTGACTGAATGTTCCATGGCGTCGCGCCGAAAATTAGACTCCATTACCTGGGTGTATTCATACGGCGTGACGCTGTTGAAAATGTCGTTCTTCCTCGCGTTGTAGTCCGCGAGGATAGCTATCGTGTCGTATTCGAAAGCGGCCCTAGAAACTGCTTCTCTCATAATCTTCGGCATGGCGTCGAAAGCGGCCCATACTTCGGAGTAGGAAAGCTCGATTGCCTTGGGTGACGCGTCCGAATTAGACATGTCACAGCCCCCGGATACTGCTCATCGCGTGGACGATGGACCGGAAGATGTGGTCCTTTATCTGCTGCTCGACCGGCAATTCCTTGTAGGCCACGAAGCAGGGGTGTCGCTTGTTGTCGGGGTCCTTCACAGGGCCGTAAGACCACCCGTCGGCTTCCTTTTCGGTGTACCAGTTTTCGTGGCTCGCAGAGGCGTTGGCCTTAGGGTTGTCGAGGTGGAACCGTACGCCATTGCGGGCGGAGGCTTTTTGCCATTCAGGAGCTTCGGTCCAATTCGGCTGCGAGGCGTCGCCTATTGATTCGCAGTATGCCTTGTTCGCTTGGTGGGCGATACATGCCACTACGTCGATATCCTGTTCAGAGTACTTCATCGAAAACACTTCCTTTGTTGTTGTTGCGTAGTATCGACAAAGTATTGTATCACGCTGCGGGGTGCGTGTCAAGTGGTAAAAGGAACGTATGCGCATTTACGTACGTGGGCGTATGGAGGGGTATGGGGGGCATTAATTGTCGATACGACGCGCGACGAAGCGGGGTCCCCCCGCTACTTTCGCATCCGCATCTATATGGGGGGGCAGCGCAAAACGGCCCCCGGGGGCGACAACCAGAGGACGCAGCGCAGCGACGCCGCAACGCGGGCGGGCAACAACCAACAGACGCAACACCACAGCCCCACAACCCGGACGCGAGACACGCGCCGCGAGCAGGCGGGCGAGCGCACAACCCGGACGCGAGACACGCGCCGCGAGCAGGCGGGCGAGCGCACAACCCAGACGCGAGACACGCGGCGCGAGCAGGCGGGCGAGCGCACAACCCAGACGCGAGGGGGCGGCGCGGCGGCGAGCCATGCGTCCGACGCAGGGTAGATATGCAGAGCGAGCATGGCCTCGGGCGCGGGAGGGGCTTGACACGGCGCTCGCGGCATGGTATGATGGGGACGATCGGGCGGCACGACGCAGCCCACAGGACAGGAGCCACGACCATGACAGCAGCCGCAGCCCGCACCGCCCGCGCCATCGCAGCCAGCCACGCCGCCCAGACGAACGACGAGAACGCCGCCAGCCACGCGACGGGCGCAGCAAGCCACGCCGCCGCCCGCGACGCGCACAGAGCCGCCGCCGCAGCGCAGCGCGCAGCCGGGAACCACGCCGCCGCAGCCGAGCACGAGAACGCAGCCCGCGCACACGGAAGCGCCGCCGCCCGCAACGCACGGAACGCCCGCGACCCGCAGAGCGAGACGACAGACGGCACGGACGAGAGCGAAGCCGCCCGCGCAAGCGCCGCAGCAGCGCGCCACGCAGAAGCGTAAGCCGGGGGCGAACAGCCCCCACACAACACAAAAACGCCGAAAGCGAAGGCCGCACCAAACGCGGGAAAACGCAAAGAAGCACAACCGCGCCCAAAGCCGCAACGCAGCGGCACAACCGGGACGCGCAGAGGCGAAGACGAGCGAAGCAGCCAACAGAAGCGCCTCCACACCACCCAATGAAGCGTGCATGAACCCTCAAATAGAAGGTGTATGGAATCTGCGCATCGTCGCGGAAGGGCTTGGCGTGTCGGGGAATAAGCGCCTCCACGCGGCAGAAACGCTTCGATACGGCGCAGCACGGAAGCCAGCTGCGCCGCGTCGAAGCACAGAGGCCAGCTGCGCCGCTGCGGGATATGGAACGGCCTGATTGTGGGGCGGCGTCGAAACAACGAAACGCGGATGAGAGGCCTCGACGAGGCGGCGAACTAGGCCGTATCGAAACAACGAAATGCAGAGGCGACGGTACGCAGCGTGCGTCCAGTGTCACCAGTCCATATACGCCCACACGTATCCCTAGTGGCCCACTCGTTCACAGCCCGCAGCCCCCCCCCGGCGAAAAGAAAAACGGCTTGAAACCCCCCTCCTCCCACCCACGTAGGTTTTTTTTGTGAACGAATGAGGTACTAGGGCCACGTGTGCGCATCGTCGCATCGACGTACCACCATCCGCCGAGCGTCGCCTCCACGCTTCCCCGTATCGTCATCCCTCCCCGTATCGTCATCCCTCCCCGCGTTCCACCCCGCGC